TGATATATAACATTTATCTAGAATAATTCTAGTCTACTTTGTTTTTTTAGTATTGATAATATCGGTAGCTTTGATTCCGTATACTGCAGCCACGACTGAAATCCAAAGTCCAGTTATCCACCAAGGCATAGCCTGTAATTTCTCAAAATACAAGTCTAATTTTTGACCAATTTTTTCATCTTCTGCAAATACAGAATACGCTAATAAAAAAAGAGGGCTCGACAATGTCAAAAGTATGAATTCGTCCTTCCAATCCCCTTTTTGATTATGTACTATTTGACCGTTAAACTCTATCTCTCCTCGCTTCATCTTCTCTGCATGAAGTAGTTGAGCTTCTGACATCGCTATTTCTGATGCCTTTTTGTTTTTGTATATTTCTGCTCCTGCTTTTAGAGCTGTTCCTATAAGATTGAACCAAATCATAAAATTTATCTCTTCTTCTTTTACACATATATGGTATCATCTCTTCTATGACTGGCCAAGCTTTCTTCCCATTAATTTTCCAAATATAGGCTTGTTTATGGTAGTCTTTTTGTTTAATTTTTCTAGGACGTACACTTCCTACAGGAAATACTTGTTCAAACCTAGTAACTAAATCAAAATCGGTAGCTTCCACACTAGCCATAAAATATTTTTTCTTATAAATAGAATGACCACCTAAATAACAACCAAAGGTACCTTCTCCATCAAAGACACCTGCTAAAAAAATAATTTTTTCTTTACGAGTTAAACTATCGAACCCCTGTAAACTTGAATCCTTTGATTTGTATTCCATTGTGTCCTGGGTATTTGTTTTTGTTGTTTGATTCTCTATATGGGCATCCACCATTTTTTAATCCTTGTGGAGCGGGACCTTTCTTAGGTGGGGGACCAGATTTCACTCCTCCAGATAAACCACCCATACTTTTCTTTTTAATATCTCTTGCTTCTTTTAAAGCTAGACTTACAGCAGATTCGTGAGACATATCCACTTGAAGATCAGATACTTTTTCTTTAAAAGCTTTTTGTTCTGCTTTGGTAGCATTAGGTAAATATTTTTTACCAATATCGTAAATTGTTTTTGCAGCTTTATAATATCTCTGAACCATTATTGAGATCTTCTTTGTTGTTGAACCGCTAATTGTGCAGCAAGTTTCTCTTCATCAAAATCTAATCTTTCTTCAAATTGGTCTTGTTGTTGATCTAATTTTTGAGCTTCTTTTTGTGCTCTCATTTGAATATCCATTGCTTTTAAATCTAACTCTCTTTGTTTTAACATAACAATAGGATCTTGCTGTTGACCTGCTTCTTCTTGAACAAGTTGTGAAGTTAAAATATTAATTCGTTTTGCAATTTCAGATGCAGCCATAGCTTGAAACTGTTGTGGATCTTGTTGTTCCATCATCGCCATTTGTTCATCTTGTCTCATCATTTGCATCACTTCAATAGTAGCTGTCATAGAAATATGTTCTGAAATGTGTCCTTGTAACAATGCATATACTTGAGGATTAATTTGAACCATTCTACTTCTCATAAATGTTTTGTGAGCTTCAATATGAGCTTGATGATCTTGTTCTGGGAAAGCTTTCGGTAATCTCATCTGTAAAGACTCCATATTCTCAATCGCAGGGTCTTTTGGTGTTGGATCTTCTGGTTTAATCAGTAATTCATCTACTTGTTTAGTTCCTAATGCATCATAAATACGTCTATAAGCTTCATAAATGTTATGAATACCAGGATTTGTCTGTGCAATTTGTAATTGAGTCTGTGCTAACGTCACTCTTTGTGACATTGAGAAAATATTTGGGTCTGCAACAGGTAAAACATCAATTCTTCCGTCAAAATCTGCTTGTTTAATCGTTCTTTCACCGCCATAAACGTCATATGGATACTCTGGAGGCAAATATTCTGAAATTACACGTGATAAAATCTTAAATTCTTGTCTCATTGCGTAATATAAACGCTTATGAATTGCTGACATTACTCTTGCACCTCGTTCTAAGAGTGCAATAGTTGTTCCAACGGCTCTATTTTGAGCATCTTCACCCATTTGCATGTCTGCAATACCTGCAAAACGCTTTCCAGCATCTACACAGAAGCCTAAAAGTTGAAATAAAGTTGCTGAAGGCTCTTTAAAAGGTAATAATTGGAACTGATCTCTAATATTTCCACCTGGTGCATCCACATCTCTGAACTCTCCAGGTTGAATTGGTTGATCATCATCTCTAATTCTCATACCTCGTGCTTTAAATCCTGCTGGTAAATTACTTAAAGTACCTGCATCTAGTAATTGTCTTAGTGCAGAAGTTGCTGCAGTCGATAAACCACCTATCATATGGATTAAACCAAAACCATAAAAACCTAAACCTGGTAAAAATTTGTAATGAACAAAATAATTAATCTTTTTAAAGGTAGGATCTTGTTCTCTATAGTTTCTAATAATTCTTAAAACTTCTCCAGAAGTTTCATCAATGGTTACAATGTATGGAATTTTAATTCCTTCTTCAGAATCTTCAATATCTAAATCTACATGCATTTCAAGAATAACTCTTTCATCTGCTCCTTCAGATCCTTTTGAGGTACCTTCTAAAGAATTATATTTCTTTTTAATATCTGAAGTATTATCTTGAGCTTCTTCTAATTCAACATCTCTATAAACTCCTGCAACTTGATTTTTTCTAACTTGATTATCTGACATTCTCATCATGTAAGTGACTCTTTCACAATCAGATAAATCAGATGCATAATATGGAACGACTAAATCTTCTGCAGGTACAAATTTAGATACTGCTCGATCCATCACTTCATCATAATTAATTTTTTTAAATGCAGATCCTGCAAGAGGAAGCATAAATAATAACTGATCAAACTCTGGAGTGTATTCTTCCATCTTCTCCATGACCATATAATTCATAAATTCTTTTACTCGTTCCGCTTGTTCTTCTTTAGCAACATCTCGCTTACCAATAATTTGTGCTCTTACAGGACCATCTGATGGTAATAATTCTTTATAAGCTTGTGCTTGAAATTGTGTTACGGCTTCTGCTAATAAAGGGTGGGTAACTCCTGAAGCCCCTTGGAATGGTTTGGTTTGTTGTGTATATTTAAATCCTAATAAATCTAAACCTTTAAGATAAGTTTGTTCCCAATCTTTTCTAGTTTCTTTATCATTTTTATAATCCGCAATTAGCTCATTCGACAAATCTTGTAATTGTCGTTCATCCATTTCCTCAGCTAAGTTCTTATAAAAGTTTTCTTCTGGTGTTTCTTCTATAACTTCTTCTTCGCCTTCAACGATAACTTCTGGAGCCTCTTTGTCGGTTACTGCTAAATCTTCCTGTTCTTGTAATGAGATATCTTCTTCTGCCATTTGACTAGTTTACCAAATAAATCCTTAGTTATAAAGGCTTGAACACATTTTCTATGAATCCGCCTTTTGATTTGTATAGTTTCATAGGTTTGTTTATCATATCTGGAGATATTCGCAAGGCAAACATATTCAGATAATTTTGAGGATCATTTGCAGGAATATACTCCATATTTCCTCCATATTCTCTTACAAAATCTTTAGCTTCTTTTTCCGTAGCAAACGCTCTTGTATGTTGCATTGTGCGAAAAGTTTCAATCTTGTCTCCTCTCGAACCTCCTGTACCATCATAACGATCTACTATTTTTTCCTGCACAATTTTATATGGTTTATTAGGATCGGACTTACTAACCTGAATGACTTTTGCTTCTGTTTTATATTGATTAGCTAGTTTCTTCATAAGTTCTGGAAGAACTGCCATACCTTGTTTTTTAAATCCTTTACCATTAGAAAAGCCATAAGTTAATTGATTACCTGCAATCGCTCCATTTCCTCTACCCATGTATTCTACAGGAACCACGGATACCCATTGAGCTCCATCATCTCCAGCTTCTTTAATAATCGTTTTTAATGCAAGATCATTATAGTTTTTATTATTATAAAAAGGTAAATAAGCTGTTTGAGCATCTTCACTAATATTAGCCGCTCCTCTTCGAATAACATTCGATTGTGATTTTAATGTATTAAAAGCTTTATTCAGTTGAAACAATTCATCATCGGTTGCATAAACTCCTTTTTTCATAATATTTGCAATGATATCTCTTTGTGGTTGTAAGTTAGCTGCAAGTAATTCTTTTTCTGTATCTCTACCAAATGTATTAACTCTAACTCTTCCCTCTTTTACATGATCAAAAACTTTTTGTTGAATGTCTGCTTGAATTTCATTAATCGATACCACCTTCTGACCATTGGGCGTATATCGTGTTCCATACATTCCATGCACTACAGGATACTTACCAAAGTTATGACTTCTTCCTAATACACCATCATAATTTACTGTATTCGGTTGTGTTTTAAACTTCCATACAAACTCTCCTGGATTTTCTTCTCCGACCATTCTGTAGGTACCATATTCGGAACTACCTGCGTGCACAGGAACATTTACTCCTGTTCTTCCTTTAACAGCATTCGTAAT